TTATATTGTTGTAAAAATTCTGGAGAGTTTCGGTCTACATTATTATCATCTGCAAATTTTCTAGCTTTACGGATTCTTTCTATTTCTTCTCTTTCAGCTTTTCTTAAAATAGCTGCGTTTCGTTTATTATCTTTCTCTATTTGTTTTTGTTCGTTAACAATTTCTTGTAATCTATTTTCAGCCCCAACACTTGCTGCAGCACCTGTTGCCATAGCAGCTTCACGCCTACTAATAGCAGCTGTAACAGCTTGAAGGTCTTTGTCTTCTCTTTTAGTTAATTTTTTCTTACGTATTAATCTGTCTCTTTGGTCTAATAAATCTTGTTGGTTAAAAGTACTTATAGTTCTACCTGTTTTTAATTTATATAAATCGTTGTTTATATCTGTTTCTGGTTTTACTTCGGGCTGACTAGTTTGTTGAATTGTTTGCAAAATTGGATTAGATGCAGGTATAGGTGAACCTATAGGGTCAGAAACTTGACCAGTAGTTTGAACAGGAGGTTGTCTATTTTGTTGAACTTGTTGCAAAACTGGATTAGGTACCAATGCAGGTGAACCTATAGGGCCAGAAACTTGAAGGTTAGATGCAGATGGCCCAGCTGTTGCAGCTGCTCCAGTTGCTCCAGCTTGTTGCCTTCTTCTGTTTCTAGCACGACCTGTTGGTGTAAGTAAACTTTGTTGTCCTGTTGCAGCAGCTTGTTGCCCAGCTAAATCTAATTCTAGTTGATTTGGGTCTGTTTCTACTTCTGGTTGTGTAGGTATAATTTCTTCTCCACCAAAAATATCTAGCTGTGTAGGTTGTGGTGTTTCTACAGGTTCAGGTTGTGGAACACCTGTTGGATTCCTTCTAGTATCTCTAGTTCTTGATGTTACTTCGGGCCCAAATAGTGGAAGTTGCCCAGTCTCATCTGGCTCTGGTGGTTTCTGTGAAGTAGTTTCTGGCTCTGGGTCTTTGTTACTTTCTGGATTTAATACATCAGCAACCTTGTCCGTTTTAAGATTTGCAATACCACCGATAGGACCACCGATTGCAAAACCTGCTGCAAACGCATTGAGTAATCTTCTATATGTACCAGCATCTCCTAGCTGGTCTGTACCACCTAATAGTATACTTTCTTGTGCTAATTCAGTAGCACCTTCTAATGCACCACCAACTGCAATACCTTCACCAGCTCTTCTAAAAATATTTTTAGGCCCACGTTTTAATACGTCAGCACCCGTTCTCATTTTAGCTGGGTTTAAACCTAGTACTTTACCCGCTAGAAAAAACTCAGGTATAACTTCAGCCGCAGCATAAGGGAACGAACCTAGAAAAGCTGTGCCTCTATCACCAACACCAGTTTCTCTGACTTCTCCATAAATGTCAGCTTGACCTAATTGTTGAGCTCCTAGTATAGAAAATCCTGCTGCACCACCTATACGGGCTTGAGTTGCACCACCTTTTCCTGCTATTTTAGCTCCACTATATTCTAAAGCATCATCTCTAATAGCTCTGTTTTTCGCACCTGTAAACGGGTTATTATAAAAAACATCATTCTTAACTTTTGTTGCACCAGCCATGCCTGATACTTCACGAAGAAGTTTTTTCTCACCAACAGTCATTGGTTGTCCTTTACTGTATTTTTTAGCAGCAGCCAATACACCTTGTTTAAATGATTCTTTACTCATCAAAGCAGATAAACTACCACCGAGGGCTGTAAATGGGTTTGCACCTCCACCAGCTACTCCACCTGCAACACCACCGACTAAAGCTACAGCAATAGATTCTAATATCATAGGACCTTGCTGTGCTAAGTTTGCTACAAACCAATCGACTAAACCATTAGATACAAACTCACCTGATTCGTTTTGGAATTCTCTTTGAAATGGTTGGTTTTTGTATAAATCTGTTAATGCTTCGTCAACCCACTCTTTACCTGTTTCTTCCTTACCATAAAATTGTAAACCTCTACCAGCTAATAACTTTAAATTATCTACACCAATATCAAAATTTTTAGAAGCTAGTCTGCCTAAGCTAGGATTTTTTATATCTTGTATATACTTAGTAAAAGTATCTGGACTTACTCTAACCCAATCCTCTGCTACATCTACAGGGGCTGGAGCCGTTGGTTGTGTTAAAAATTGTTTTGCGTCTAACGCTGATTGGTAATCGTCAACATCAAAAGTAGCACCATTGACAAACATCTTTTTAGTTGATGGGCTAAATAAAACTTGTGGGCCTAAGTCTACTTGCTCAGGTTCTTCTAGTTGTGATGTATCTGTAACAATGTCAAGTAAAGCTGAAGTTTTTGTAATATCTTTTTCGAGAGCACCAGAAGAATCTTGCGGTAAATAAGGATTACCAAAACTTCCTACACCTAAACCTTCAGATGTAGTTATGTCTGAAGTTGTTTGAGGAGTTGTTAAGCCTACTTTTTCTACCATAGTAACTCCTTATTTATTTAATCGTACGCAGATAAAAATTGATTACCACCTGCTAACTGACTTACAGGAACTTCCTGTAAGCTAGTTTGTGTTTTACCGTCTATCTCTGTTTCTGATTGTTGTAAAGCTGTTATAACACCGTTTCTATTTACAAAAATTGTACCGCTATACTCCCCAAAACTATCTTGAAATAGTTTAGCTTTCCCAGCTTTTGCTTCCTCAATAATACCTTGTATTACAAGTTTCATTTTTTCTGTTTTAGCTTGAGCTAGAAGTTTTACATATTCTTTTTTAATTTCTAAATTATTTGCAAAAGCTAATTCAGCTCTGCCTATTGCAGCTTGTGCAAGTCTTGTTCTGTGACCAGTATCAAACTGTAATCTTAATTCATCTGATAACCTTTTAAGACTTACACCTGTTCTTTGTTGCTGACCATCAATAGTAACGTCAAAGTTACCGTCATCTCTTTTTATAATTTGTACATCTCTACCTGAAAATAAAGACCATACTTTAGATGCACGACCTGTGCTGCCTTGTGTTAATTCGTTTAATGATTGCATACCTTCTAGATAAACTATTTGGTCATCTTGTTGGTTTATATTAGTTTTGTATGCATCGGCTATTTTCATATAAGATTGGTAATCTTGCATATTACCGTTTTGAGCTGCTATTTGTGCAAGCCCATAATATTCTCTTGCAGAAAAAGCTAAGTCTTTTCTTGTATCAAGTGCCTTTTTAATATCTTTACCCGCTTTAGCTGGTTCTTTTAGATAATTTTTATCTGCAGTTATATCTTTATTAACTTTGTCTGCAGCGTCTTGCAAAATTTTAAAACCAGATACAATACCGTTAGGGTCTAACGCTTTATCCCAAAAACCTCTGGTATCTTTTAGTTTTTGTATACCAACTGTTTTACCGTCAGATACTCTTACAACCCTACCTGTGTTATCTACTGTTACTTCCTTTTCTTTTTGAAAGTTATCTATTTCTGCTCTTGCTTGTTTAGAGCCTTTGTAAATATCTTCTGCTCTTTCTCTTGCTAATCTATCAGTAAAACTAGTATCTGAATATATTCTAGGGTTTATATCATATCTTCTTACAAGCTCTTGCTCTCTATCATTAAGGCTTTCTCCTCTACCTCTTTTTGCAACAGCTTCCATAACTGCTGGTCCTATAGCTTGAGCTTCAGCATACTCTCTAGCATAATCTTCACTTGTAGAAGTTTGGTAAGGCAAAGCTTTTTTTAAATAATCTTCATATTCTGGGTCAGCAAATTTATCTCTAGCACCTAGTAAATAACTTTCTGCTGTGTCTACACCTGTAAACCAATCACCAGGTCTAGTTAAAGAACCAAACAAAGTTATGTCTCTACCTTCTTTATCTTGAAGTAAACCACTAGCTAAACCTTTTGTTTGAACTATTTCATCTCTTGCTGCTTTTTGTCTATCAAACGTTGTTACAGCTTCATCTCTAGCTGGTAAAGCATTACCTAAGCTAAGAGTAGCCATAGGGTTTTCAATTTTAGGTTCTGGTACTGGGGTGCCGTAAGTTCCATCTGGGTTTCGCTCTATCATTTTTCTAAGCCCCGCAGACTGAGGTGCAGATGTATCAGGAGCACCACCAACAATATCACCACGAGCTTGATTAATGTTTGCTAAAAATTCTGATTCGTCTTTTATTTGTTGGTTTCTTCTTTGTAAGTCAAATAACCTACTTTGTTTTTCTACAGCATCTACATAAGAATTTGGGTCTATTGATAATCCTGTTTTAAATATTGACATTATATTCCTTTTGATATACCCGCAGCAATTTGGTCAGCAACTTCATCATCATCGTATGCTAAATTTAAACCACCAAGATTTGGTCTTAAATAATTTGATGAGTCTTGTCCAGAACTAGTTAAACCAGCTATACCGTCCGTAACATTTTTAGTTATCCTAGCTAGATTTGCTTCATCTTCAGGACTTCTGCCTGTAGTAGTATTAAGGCCAGCAGTAAAGTTTGCTACATTCTGCCTTCCTTTTACAGCACGGTCTTCAGCTTTAGTTAAATCATCTTGTAAATCTGCTGTAAGTATTGAATATTGCGTAGGTGCTTTTGGTATAGCATCACCAATATTACCTAAAATTGTGCTTTTCATACCAACCCCTTTAAGAAATCCTGTATCAAATGCTGATTGTCTATTTTTTGCTGCATCTATACTTTGTTGATTTAGCTGACGTGTATTAAATTCGGTTAAAAGTGGGTTAAATGCATCTCTTTCTCTTTGCTCTTGTATTGCTCGAGCGTTTTGTATTGCTGCTGTATTAGCAGCTTGGTTAGCAAAATAGGTTGGGTCAACATATCCTGCTTGGACTAAAAGTTGTTTAGACAAAGCAATCTGTTGTTCATAAGCTTCGTTATCTTTTATTCTTAATTCTTCCATTTCTTTTCGTCTAGCATCTACTAATTCTTTTTCTTCTTCTGAAAATCCTGGAAGACCAGAATCAGGGTAGAGAGCTGCTGCAGTAAGTTGTCCTACAGCTTGTACTGTTAAGGATGCTAATTTATCTGCGTCTAAAACTTTATCAAGCACTTGACTTCCAGTAGTTCTTGCTATTTCTTGTAAATCACGTCCTGTATTTCTTGCCTGTGGAGTGCCTAAACCAGTTAATCCAGCTGATTGTCTAGCTGCACCACCGCCTTGTTGTATAAGTTTTCCTACTGCTGACATGTCAGCTCCTGCTAATGGATTTGTTCCACCTACAGAAACAGGTGGTGCAACAGTCGAAGATGTTGCTCCTTGAGCAGCTCCAGGTATAGGCCTTCCCGCAGCATCAACTGCAGGGCCACCATAAGGTGTAAGAACACCTGAAGCTGTTAATGCTTCAATGCCTCCACCAAAGCCACCACCAATAAATCCTGCTGTAGCACCTCTGGAAATAGGTTGTCCTGTAACAACTGCTGATACAGCTCCAAGTCCTGCACCTACAATCGCAGACCCAGCTACAGTTCCTATCGCAGAATTAGCTGCCACTCCTATAGCTGTATTAATAGCTGATGAAACTCCAAATGACGCTGCAATTCCAGGAGCATAAACAGGTACTGCTACTGCTGCTACAACGGATACGACTTTACCTACACTTCCGCCCATAAATCTTGCCTCATTTTAATATATTGTTGTTTAAAGCCTACGCTTTTTAGAATTCTTTCCATAGCTGGAGATACTGTGCATTCCATTTTTTTAACCCCACAAATTAGTGCCCATCCACAAACATGTTTCCAATATAGATTTATCATATTTTTTAAATCTTCGCCACCTAAAGCTAATACATTCATAGCTGTATATCTAGGATAATACACTAGTTCTAATACTAAAGCTAACTTTACATAATTATCATAATCATTTTTAACAACTATAATAAATGCTTTGCCTTGAGTAGCCGAAGCATATATGTCTTCTACTATCATTTCTCCATCCATCTTATCTATACATTTTTGTAAGAGGGGAACACATTGGTCCCAGTATGTATCTATGAGTTCTTTTGTGGAAAGAAGTTGTGGTGTGTATGTCGAATTAGTTACGCTTTTTATTTCATGAAGCATCTGGTTTATCCTCATAGCTAGCTAACATTTTATCAAAAAATTCTGTACCTTTTGCCATAACTACTTTTTTAGGTATAACATATTCTCCACCTTCCATTTCAGCGTTATTTACACCAGCTACTTTAACTGGTATGCCACCATCATTATGCGATGGTCCTTTTAGTACACCACCATCTTGCATGTATCCCATATTATTTCTTACATTTACAGGTAGTTTAGCCAAACCTCTGTTTCCTTCGGGTACTTCTAATAACCCACCATCTTTCATATCTTGCATAGGTTGTTGTTCTCTTGTAAATTGAACATCAGCTTCCATAGCTTTACCTGCTGTAATTAAAGCAATTATTAGACCTTCGTCATACTCAACAGGTAATTCCTGTTCCGTTGCTAAACCTTTCTGTATAGCAAACTGTCTAATCTGCGGATACATAGATGGGTTTTCTAGAACTACTCTAGCTAATTGCACAGCCATATTCATTTCTTCTAAAGTTAATTCACCACTTTGAATACCTGCTTCGATAGCTGCCCGTATTCTAGCTATAACTTCTGGGTTACTTCTCATTGTTTCATTTACTTCCATATCTAAAGATTGCCCATTTCTTGGACCTTGCTGTTGCATTTGTATCCCAGCTGGTTGAACCATGCCACCTTCTTGATACATTGATGTTTGCATATCAGATGGTTGCATTGGCATGTCTATTAGTGATTGTATAGCTGGTGGTAAATCTAACGAGGGAGCAGACGCATCTGTAAAGCTATCTGGTTGTGTCATCATAATCCCTAAGTTTTTGTCTAATTCAGTCATAATATTATCCTTTTAATTGTTTTATTAAAGCATTTAATACGGCTCTTGTAAAAGCTAAATCATCTGCTAATGTTTGTACATTCTGTCTAAGTTTATCATAATCTTCGAGGCTAACAACATTTTGACCACTTATTGTAAAACCTGCTCCTTTAGCTGTTAGTTGTGACATATCCTGTCTACTCAAAGTGTTTACATTTATGTCACCTTTTAAAACTGCTTTACTTTGTAAATCATCTTCTCCTCTTGTACCAATCAAAAGTTCTAAATTTTGCTTTATTGTAGAAATCATAAAAGCTTGTTCATCTGTAATGCTACTTTGTGGTATTCCTGGTATGCTTGTAAATCTTGCCATTATGCTGACCTCAATCCGTGTGGTGTTTCACCTATATGTATAGCTCTAATTCTTGCAGAACCTGACACAGCTACTTCAAATGTATCAGAACGATACCCAGAAGGTAATCTAAATATATCACTAGACGATACAGTAGCTTGAAATATAAGAGATTTATCTGCAAAAAATTTAAATGTTACAGGTAAAGTTCCTGTTACATCTTTTAGATTTTGCGTTTGGCCGTCCCCATTTATAGGGAACGCATTTAGTGTACCTTGATTTTCATCTCTAATTGAGCCATCCATATAATCTGTAGGTCCATTCACAGTTCCTAATTGTTGAGACGCAGACCATATGGCTGCATTAGATACAGCTACAGAGTTATTATAATTAGTATTAATAAGGGTTTCTGCATCAGTTACAGTATAATCTGCTATAACTCTAGCAGCCCCAAAGTTTGCATAATCTTTAGTAACTATAGTCTTAGACTTCCATTCAAGAGGTGCAAGAATTTCTTCTACATTATCCCATTCTTTGATATCTCCTATTGTGTTGTCTATATAGTACAAAATGTTAGCTAAACTATCTAAGTAAGCAGCGGTAAAAGTATAAGCAGTAGTTGTAAAATACCCTCCTACCTTATCGTCTCTTTCAAAAATAAAAGAGCCTGTAGAATGAGACCCAAAATATTTACCATTATAATACTGACCAACAACAGTAGTCGGGTCTATTGATGCGTTCCATGTATCCCAATCATGTACAATTTTTGTAACTAAATCTATACCTGTGCCTGATTTATATATTGCTAGCCCACCATGAGTAGCCCATGCAACACCATAACCTAAATTAACTACAGATTTTTTAGCAACACATGGGTAATCTACGTCAACACGTTGTGACGACATAAGAACTGGGTTGTTACCTGAAACAATGTACGGGTACTTTTCAGTTAAAACTAATATAAAAGAATCAGAAGCTGATATAGCAACAATATTTTCATCAAATGTTAATCTATGTTTAATAGGCCATGCATGTGGTTTATCTGGAAAAGAAAAACATAATTGATTATCGAAAAATCCTGCTAACATATTATTGTTAACATTTGTTAATCCTTTCATAGTAGATTTAGGTTTATCATAGTCCTCAGATTCTATTAAAGTTGCTAGACCCGACACTAAGAAGTCATCTGTAAAATTATAAGCACCTCCATCGCCCCAATATCTAGCACTAAGCGTTGATAGTTCTGCTACGTCATGAAATAAAGTTCCATTAGCATCTGCTGTAGATGACACATCCCCACCGTTATTACTATAAGTAAATGTTAATCTATCAACTACAGTAAGTACTGTACCGCCAGTTACATTAAAATTACCGCTATCAGTAGTAGTTCCTGATAATTTAAATCTGTCTCCTGCTATCATATTATGTGGGTGGGCTAATTTTATAGTAGCTATATTAGTCGAGCCAACTCGTGATAATGTAGCTGTAGTAGTTGGAAACCATAAAGTCCTAAGTAAAAAATAATCTGAAGCCGCAGCTGATGTAACACTACGATATAATCGTACACCTCGTACAAAGTTGTCTCCACTTGGTTTTGCTGTTGGTATATTAGATACAGTAACTGATTGACCTTCTTTAATAAATACTTCATTAGACACAGAAGATGGTGAAGATTCTTCTCCCCAAGGAGTTATAAATGTATGTAAGTAAGTTCTAATTTGAGTAACACCAGCCATATCTGTTCGACCTGTAGTATTTGCCGTTTTAGATACTGTGCTTCCTGGGCTAAAATATTGAAAATCTGTTGCATTAATCACTGTAACTTCAACGTTTGACGCATTAAAAGCTTCAGCTTCTGTAGAACCTGAAAAATCTCTTATGGTTACAACATTTCCCGAACGTAAATTATGACTAGCACCCCCATAAAATGTAGCTGTATTACCAGAATCACGTTCGTAATGAGTAGAACTTACTACAGAGAAAGAAGACGCAGTAGCTGTAACCGTGGTAGTCGGTGCATCTAATCCTAAATCATAGTATCCACTAGAAGCTGGGTATGGTGCAGAGCCTGATGTAGCTAAATCATAAGTTGATACTTTAGGTTCTTCGTCTCCAGTATAATAAAATCTTTGTTCGTTATCAGAAGCATCTGAAGCTGTAACTATATCGACATCAGAAGTCCAACTAAGCCATACATTAGCATTTGTACTTGGGTTTTTTAAAGCATGTATGGTTTCAATCGTACCTGCTCTTGCTGTAGTATCTACAGTTTTAGGAATTCTATACGGTATAAGGTCGCCAGAATATAACTTTACATTATAAGCTGTTTGAGCAGCAGAGATTGGTAGTAACTCAGAAGATACTTTTGGAGCTTCGCCTAAAAAACCTGTTATTTTAATTGATGCCATTATGTTTTTGCGTACCCTGGTTTACCCTTTGATGTATTGTCTTTAGATTGTTTACGTTTGACTGCAGCACGTTTTCTACCAGCTGACATACTTCTTGCCTTTGCTAACGGTACACACTTAGGATACTTACCTCTTTTTTCACCCTTTGACCTACCACATGGTGGAAACGAACCGTCAGAACGTGGGTTAGCAATATCAACCCATTTATCTTTAACCCATTGTCTAAGCCCTTTTTTTGCCACGCTTTTTACCTCCAGGTTTTATTCTGCCCGAACATACACCCGATGCATACATATTAGCATATGCTGATGGATACTTTTTAAATTTACGTTTAGCTGCTGCTTTTCCTTTTGCACATAATTTTGCCATAATATTCTCCTTAAAAATCAATTACTTACGTGTTAAACTTCCTCCAAAATATAACCCGATAATTGAAAAAATTGTATGAGATTGTAAGTTAGTTATATAAATTGTATTACCTTCTTCAAAGTATGAGGTTTCGTAAGTCTCTCCAAATATCCACCATCCTGAATCTGCTTGCGTCATTATCTGGTATGCAATGTTTACATCTGTAAAGATTGGAGCCACGATAGGTACTACGATAATAGAGAATACGCACATTAAAGCTATCCAACGCCTTGTGTGCTTGGTGTGTGGGTCAGATACTTGTCTAGCTTTATCTGTTTGTTTTGCTGCAAACTCTGCACGTTGCATTAACATCTTCTCTCGCTCTGCTTGAGCTTGTCCTTTCTGGGCTTGAATAGACATTATTCCGCCTAGCACTGTGCTAGCTAGCATGCTGAGTAGCTCCATTGGTATTCCCATCATAAACCACCTCCCAACGGGTTGTCAGACCTTGATTTTATTTCGTCTATTTTTGCTTTCAACACAGCAATCTCTGCTTTATTGATTGCTATGTCCTGTTCTAATGGTTTTATGTTTGGTGCTTTCTGTGCTTCAAGCACATCAATTCTTGTAATTAATTGGCCCTGGTAGACGAACAGCCCAGCTATCGTAATCACCAAGCCTATGCCAGTCGCTATTGTTTTAATATCCACGTATCCTCCTTAGATGTTCTTCTGCTCTTATAACTTCATCAGTAGCCTGTTGAATTTGTTCTTGATAGTTTGCCACAATATCACCATAGTTGTTCTGATTTTCAACATATATATTTCTAGTATCAACATATTCTCTTTCTTCATAATACTCTCCTCCACTAATAAATGGCTGGTTTCTAAATATATTATTATTGGTTTGACCATAATTGTCCATAGAAAGTGGACTTTCCATAGCTTTTGCTACAATAAGAGAAGTAGTAACTAATCTCTGGTCTATTCTTTGTATAGTTTTATTAACTGTACGCTCTATATTTTCTACTGAAATCGTTGTATCAACTGTTCGAGAACTTTCACTATCCCTGCTTTCTTCCACCTCAGCATTACTGCTTTCGGTATTTTCTCCTTGAGCAACTGTTTCAGTTCCTCCACTTCCTTGTTCACTTTCAGCTGTTTCTGTTTCTCCGTTAGTTTCATCGGTTACTTCTTCTTCAGCAACAGTTGTATTTTCTGTACTACTACTATTAGAAACTGTTTCAGACTCGCTAGATACCTCACTAGTTTCAGGTGTAGACTCTGCGACTGTGCTTTCTTCTCTAGGCTCTGCAGAAACTCTTTCCTCGTTTTCTGTTGGTGTTCCTCCATTTCCTGTTCCGCTAATTGTTTCTCCTGAAGCTTCTGTTGTCTCTCCTCCTCGAACTTCTTCAAGTGGAGCTTCTCGCTCAACGACTCCGCTAGAGTTAGGGGCTTCGATGATGGCCTCCCCTGCTTCCGCAAAGAACTCTTGGACAACTTCGTTTGTTTCAGTTCTTTCTTCAAAGCCTTGGATTTCTGTTGTGAATGTCTCGATGGCCTTTGGTTCTTCATATGTTACCTCCATGGGTATAATTTCTTCTTCGATAGCTACAGTAAATATTTCTACAATACCTGTGTTAATTTCTTCTACAGCTATCTCTTCAAATGTTATTTCTTCAATCATTTCAAATGTTATCTCTGGTTCTTCAAAAACTTCAAAGACAAATTCTTCTATAGGTATAAACTCTACAGTTTCTATTTCTGTAGACAACACCTCTTCAATCTCTTCAAATGCTGTGGCTATGATTGCTGACTCTGTAGCTGATAATACAGTATCATCATAGGTCATAGTTACAGAAATATTATCCACATTAGGACCACCAAGATTAGCAGGACTATTCCCATCACTACCGCTAATAAATATATCTCCTTGATTAGACCCTGTCCCAGTGAACGAAACACTATCTGTAAAATCTTCTCCATTAATTCCCGTAACATTAGTACGCTCCTGTGTTGTTACTGACAACACGTTGTCATTTATATCCTTAATCTGCAACCTAATTGTAAAGGTATCAGCTGGTCCTGAGCCCCCCCAACATCCTGATACTCCACACTCTCCATTCTGTACTTCAACAGATGAGTTAAGTGTAATGCCATTATTAAGCATAGGTTGTGTAATAGTATTAGAAAGTAGATTAAAAGATTGTTCTATACTCCCACTATCTCCAAACTCTAAATCGTGTCCACCTGGGCAACAATCACCAATACGTTGTGAGTCACCTGATAGTGTCCACCCAGTAGTTCCATTATTAAAATTACCATTAGTAATTAAATTACCAGTTGTTTGACTGTCTGCTAAAACTATCAATGGAAAAAATAAAGGTATTAAATATTTCATTGTCTTTCAGGCAAGTATATTTCTTGCTCATTGCTCCCATAAACTGTCATTGGTCCTAAAGTAACTGAGTGTGTAGCACAACCAGTTATTATTAAAGATAGTAGTATTGCTCTAATCATTCCACGTCATACTCGGTTTAGTTTGAGTAGCTCCTGTTAATTCTTGTTTACGCTTTTCCATCCACCTTTTCTTTGCAGATTCTCCAATGAGGCCATCGACTGGGCATGGCGTGCCCGCATCCATCATGGCTTGCCACACATGAACGTCTTGACACATAAGTGATATTGCTGCAACCTTCATGCCAAGTTTAGCTAATACAGCTACCGATTTACGTCTTTCACAATTTGGGTCTGTGTAATAGCTTCCAAAAGAGCCTGAGAAGCCTATTACGGTCACTCCAGCTGCCAAAGGTATTACACAGCTGTCTTGCCCATAAACGCTCATACCAGGCGAATTAGCACTGTTTACAGCAGTCTTTTGATTTGTAGAGTTATTCGTTTCGTTATTGGTAGTTGTGTTTGAACTACTACCTGATTGATAAGTTGTTGAAGATTCGTATCCACCCGTTATTGCTGTGTTTGACCCAGCGTTATTACTCTGCGTATTGGTAGTGCTGCCTGAACTAGTAACGTCTGATATAGCGTTCTCAATACTCAACAATGCTATAATGACTAGCATTATATAACAGCACTGTTTTATTTTTTTCGACATTTCCATTTTCTTAACGCCAATGCTTTTCTAGTTGGTCTGCCCTTGCTGTCTTTCATCGGTCCTTTTACACCACTCATTCTAGCACAAAAGCTGGCTCGCCTACCTGCCGCTTTAGAACCTTTAGGTGCTTTACCAGTTACTGGAGGTTTGAGGTTAGCTCCCTCTTTACGTTTAAAGTGAGCTCTACCTGCTGCGTTAAGCCCTCCAGTTTTACTTTGATATTTTTTAGCTACCATTATCCTCTCGCTACTTTTTTAGATTTGGCAGATAAATCTTTAAAATGAAAGACTCGTTTAGACGATGCAGTGTGCGTTTTACCTGTATGGATTTGACCATTAGGCATTTTATGCACAGCACCTTTAAACTCTCTACCATCTCTAAAATAATGTTTAGTACCTGCAGCCATTATTTGCAACTACCTTTTTTCATTCTTGTAGAGCTAATTACTTTACCGCCCATACCGTACATGAACTTTCCTTTTTTGTTCTTTTTGACTTTTCCGCCCGTACCGAACTTCAGTTTTTTTGGTCTACCTACTTTGTTTCCATATGTTCCTTTTCCCATTGGCATAATGTTTCTCCTATAAAAGTTTAAGTATTTCTGTAAATTTATCACTCATCAAAACAAAGACTACAATAGCTCCATACATAACATATTGGGCTTTAAATATTGCTCTTTTGACATCTCTGACATCACATTTAAGAACATCAATATCCTTTTGCATATGAACAAGATGATTGTTTTTAATTAAATCAATGTCTTTTTTTAGTAATTCTATTTCTGTTTGTATATCTTTGTTATTCATTGTTTTCTGCTTTTTTTACTGCCTCAGTTTGATTTATAATTTCTCCTATCTCAACAGTATCATGTGCTTCTTTTACAACTACACACCCTTTAACAATAGCATTGCTTCTAGCAAAAGTCCCATCTGGGTACATAAGTAATGGTGTTTTTTTATAAGATGGCATAGTTTATTACCATAGTTGAATCATCAGCTAAGGTACCTCCAGACTTATTTGTTACACTAACTTTAAAAGAACCTGCTGCTACTGTATGTATATCTACATGACACTTAAGACTACACACACCAACAACTACAGACGTAACAAGACATTTGTCAGATGTAACCGTAAAGTCAGCTAATACAGCATCGTTAGCTAAGGTTCCGTCTAAAGTTAAAGTATGAGATATGTTGTAGTTATTTTCAGTAAAACTACCAGCACTGCTTGCTTCATCAGAAGTAGCAGTTGATTTCGTTAATAATATTCCTGAGCCTAATTGTGCTGTAAACTTGTTTGAGGTAAATTGAAAATCATCTGAGTTAGCTATTTTAATATCTATTTGGTCATCTGTATCAGCAGTTATACTAGTATCTGCATCAGCATCTAGAATAAATTCAGCTCCATTTAAATCTCTTGATTCTGATAATATATCCTCAAAAACTTTTGCGTTTGGTCTAAGTTCAAATCTATCACCAGTTAAAAAAGCTCTTGCAGAAGTATTGTCCTGAGCTCGTGTAACCGTCATAGAATCAGTAGAACGGGCTGTAACTTTTACTACTTCAAGATTATTTGAGCTATCAATAAGAGTTGCATAAAAATAATCATCAGCACTGGTAGTAGGAAACTTAGCTCCCTGTCCTGAACTTAATGTGATAGTAGTTGCAGAATTACTAATACCAGCTGATAAAGTTCCAAATGCATTATTTTTTAGTTTAACTCCCATTTATTCTCCTAAAATGCTGTTCCTAATACTTTGTTTGTTCCAACCATAGGTGCACCCGCCCATGCTATGTAGTAATAATAATATCCGCCACCATTGTGTTTACCATCTGTTGAGGCTGGTGAAAATCCATTACTAAAGATATCAACATTACATTGTTGTTGTTCATTTAATGATGATTCATCTCCAAACTTTAAGTTATGCTCTATTGGATTACCATGATTAGCCCCACCACTTGATGCTGCTGCATTTGTATTACTAGTAAATCTAGTTGTAACTGTTTTCCAATGAGGGTCTTCGGCTAATCTTCCTGAAGTCCATATTGCTCTTGGTCTAAAACCTGTAAAGATAAATGAGCCATGTGTTTTACCATTACCTTGATATGCCCCAGCTCGTACTGAGCCATTAGTATTTGCAATACAAATTGCCATTTGTGATATGCCACTTTGATTTACATTGTTAGCAGTACCTATAGAAAATACTGTGCTAGTAGGTTTGGTGTCATTAAAATAAGTATGGTCATCATCAGGGTCAGCAAAAGAGTTATCAAAAAATCTAATGTGATGGGTTTCATCTGATGATGCTGAGTTTTCAGGGCTACCACCAGCATTACCTGAATGTGCATACATTTCCCAATGGTAACCATCTTGTTGTATATCTTTCATTATTATACAGTCAGGTGCTTTGCCTAACCCATGAGCTATAGTGCCATTTGCACCTGTGCCTGTCCAAGTAACTACTGATATACCTGAGTCTTGGTTTGCACGATAACTTGAATCTATTGTGCCAACGCCTGTAGCACTAGCGTCATTGGTAGTTGTTGAACCAGCTAGTTTAAAACAATGTGCAATAAATCCAGCGTCTGCATTATTAGTGTATTTTAAATCTCCAGCTAAAGTAAATCCATCTGAAGTAACCGCAGTTACTCTGCTATTACTATTTGTTCCATCTGTTCTATTGAAGAATGAATTGTTGCTAAGACCTCTAACAGTATCACAAACATTATGATATCCGTCTCCATTCTCTACTCTGTTTTTTATGTGTAACCAATCAGGTTGAAAACCTAAACCAGTAATGGTTTGGTTACTATCACTACCCGCATATAATACTTCGTCATGGTGTGCTGATGGTTTTGCTATTTTTGTAAATGTTGCCATATTATCCTCCGTCTGATTGAATGTTTGAGCTACATAAAGCTAAGAATCCACTAGGTGGTGCATACTCAAACGAGCCTTTACCATTACCATCTGCATTTGCTGATGCGACTGCTGTAGTTCCAAAGTAGCCATGTCCAAAATTTATATACATATATCTGTTTGTTGAATCTGATGAACGACCACTAATATAAAATGACATTAAATCATTATCTGTGTTTGTTAATACTGTACCACTATCATAAGTACCAGCTGCTGGATTACCAACATTAGATGTTCCAGGTGCATTGTTCCAAGTTCCATTTCTACCTGTCCATACCTTGCCTGTAGCTGAATCAAAGGCGAACATAATAATATCTCCATCACTACAGTTAGCACCATAAGTTACTGTGCTACCAGCATTTTGAATTTTAGATGAACTAGCATCTGCTAAAAAACTAACTGCTCGTTTACCACCATTAGCAGCAGATTGTAAAGCTAAGTCAGCATTAAATTGTTCTATTCTTTTTGGAGATGAGAAGTCAGTCATATATACACCAAGTGTTGATGAGTTATTTGCTTTTTCAATCTTACACTCCCAATACCATTTACCACCTTGAAAACACATATCTATAGGTTGTACTCTGTTTACACCTGTTGTCATTAAAGCAGTAGTTCCAGCATTAAGATTATAAACTGGAGTATCATAATCGGTATGTGTACCTCTTGGGTTTAAGTTTGGAAATTTATTATTAGGTGTTGATATAGATTGTTTGAGATTGCCATTAACTGTCCATGTTTTGGAGTTTCCTGATGAATCAGTACCTAATGCACCAGCATTTTCAAATTTAAGAAAGAACCCATGTGTGCCGTAAGTAACCGATGGATTAGTTTTTGGTTTCCATATTCCAGTAGTGCTATCAGTTTCACCAAAAGTTGATGGTGTTAAAGCTGTGCCATCTACAAAATGATAATGAGCTAAGTTAAAATTAGAATGGAAATTATAATGTTTACCTATATATTCTGTACTTGCACCTGAGTTAAAATTAGTATCGCTGTTTTGTCCAAATCCATTTGACTGAGTTGATGTACCCCATGCTGTTATTTGTTCTCCATTTACCCATGCTTTACACCTATCTCCAGCACTCGCTTGTGTTGTATCTATTGCTACGACAACATGATACCAAGCCGTTGTGTCTATAAATTCTCTAACTGATGTAAACCTAAGTGTTGCACCACTTACCCCATCTTGACTCCTAATATCTAATTTATTAGCACTATCAAAATCAATAAAGTGTGATGGATATGAAGATTGTGCATCTCCTATAAATAGTTCTTGAGTATCTCCACCATAGCCAATAACATTTCTTTTAACCCAAAAGCTAAAAGTCATTGTTTTTCTATTCCCCGCACTACCAAAATCTTTTGTTAAGTATGAATTTGCCATTAGTTAAATTGTCCTGAGTTGTTAATTCCTACCGCTACTGTAATACTAAATGCCCTGTCTGCTGTTTGCGATTCTGCATCTGTTGCTCGTAAGGTAAAATTATATGTTGTATCACTCGTTGCGTTAGGAGCTGTGCCTGTAATTGCACCTGTAGACGAGTTGAGAGTTAAATTCATGGTACTTGCAGGTGTGTCAGTATTACTGGTTAGCACACTTGTAGTTTCGCTAAACGCTACTGTTGAGTCTGATGAGGCATCTACATCTAAAGATACTGATGCCCCTGCTGCAACCTCGCCTAAGCTTCCAGCAGACGTAGACCATGTAGGTGCATCTGAGACTGTAAGTATTGCTGATGAGCTACGAGCTGCTAAACCATCAGGGTTTTCAACTCTAATAAAATATGTGCCATCTGTGCCTAATGTTACATTAACTGTAAGCTGTGTAGCTGAATCCCTAACAATACTGTTTGGTAGGGTTATAACCCCAGATGAATTTATAAATTCTACATGACACCCTACAACAAAATTTGTCCCCGCAATAACAAGGTTACCCGCAGTATTACCTGTAGCTGAAGGAGTTACTCCTGTAACGGTTGGGTATGTAGCTGTTGCTGCTGCTACAAAACTTAATACTCCAGAGCCATCAGTTTTTAATATTTGTCCAGCAGAACCATCTGATGTTGGCATTTTAAACAACACGCCATTGCTATTATGCATATTAGAAATATGATGTATGTAATTACCCATGTGAGCATGACTGCTACATTGATAGTACAATAGGTTTGGAGTGTACTCATCTACTTGAATCTGTGTGTATGCACCAGCAGTACCAGGTGTACCATTTGTTGTTACATTAGTTGTATAAGCTGTGCTTTTTGCAGCGTTTAAATAAAATCTTAAAGGGTGTCCGTCATTACTTGCATCAGCTTGGTCAAACCTATAGTAATAAGTTTTGCCTGTATCTGCACCATCAAACGCTAGAACAGGCGACTCTATGTTGTCTATAAAATAAGCATTACTAGAACCTACGCCTGTATACGGATGTGCACCTGTTTTAGTTCCAACAGTTACAGTATGAGTTATAGGGGCTGATGAACTACCCCAATCTGATTTATATTCACTAGCTCGTGTACCATTTAAATCTTCTAAACCTTGTGCTGTAATTCTAAGCTCTATTCTATCACCTGTAGAATAAGCTCTTGCTGAGGTACCTTCTTGAGCTCTAACAACTGTAAGGACATCACTAGACCTTGCAGTACATTTTACAACTTCTAAGTTATTTGAACCATCTATAAGAGTTGCGTAAAAATAATTTGGGCTTGCTGTAACTGGAAACCTAGCATTTCCATGACCTGATGCAAGAGTAATACTTGTAGCAGAATCCGTAATGCTGGAAGCTAATGTTGAATGAGCATTGTTTTTAAATAGAACAGTCATTAAACAAATCTCCTTTTATTAACTTACAGTTACAGTCCAAGTAATACCTAATGTATCCCCAGAAGCTTTATTAATTACAGAAAACACAGTCCTACATAGCAAAGTTCCGCTTGAACTTGCATTAAGTAGTCCTGCTTCAGTTATTGCTCCAGTGCCTGTTCCTGCTGGAAAAGACGCAACGTAAGCTACAGCATTATCAGTAACAGTTGTAGACGTAAGTGCTACTCGTCCTGCTTCACTGCCAAGAGCTGTATTCCCAGCTGCTGCTGAAGTACTACCTGTGCCAATAGCCATATGTGTCATAGCAGTAGCACTAGCATCTTTCATTCTAGATGCAATAAAGTTTTTTCCTGTAGTAACAACTAAATTAGGAACTTCTACTTCCTGTTTAATTTTACCTTCTGGATTGGTGACTGTAATTTTTAAATCACCTTTAATTTTTATTAAATCACTTATCATAATTTATCCTCTATTCATACCCTCCAGGATTAATTGGAGTTTGGTTAAAATAATGTCCTCCTAATGTAGTGTCATCTACATCAGTATACACGTAATTGATTACTAATCCACCGCTGTCCCCAGGTGTAACACTATCTGTTGGTGCTAAACTTGGTTGTAACACTGGTGAATCTGAAACAGAAAAACTATCTGATTTACCTGCAGGTGTTACATTTAATGCTGGTGAATCTGCTATAGATGGTGTATCTGCTAAATCATATTCAAACTGAACAACAATAACATCAGACACAGTAACTGGGTCTGGGTCTATATCAGAATCAGATAAATCAAAATCAACTTCAGATTGAAATATTTTACTTGGTGTTGCTGAAATAGTAGCTGTATCAGCTAGAACTTGTGAAAGATTAAATACTGGAGCATCTGATACAGAAAATGAATCAGTAGAAACTTGACTTACATTTATAGCTGGACTTTCTGTTATAGATGGTGTGTCACTTAAAACAGAACTTACAGTTTTTATATCTACTTCTGATATACTAACTGAAATACCTGCTATAGTTCTAGTTGGTATTAATTCATGGCTAAATGATATGCTTGTTCCTAAAGCTGAAGACGCAACAACTTCTGTTTCACCAGATACAGCTGAAGAAATGCTACTAACACTTACTGTAAATGATATGGCTGTTGCTGCTAAAGCGGATGTAAGTCTTATATTAGCCACTAGAAACTACTCCTTACTCTAAATTTTAATAAATCATATACTGTATGTAAGCTACCATTATAATTAACTATAATCTCTCCTTCATACGAACCTTCATCAACATCTAATACACCACCTGAAAAACTAAATTGTATCTTACCATCTGAGCCATCTGTTGTTTTTGCACAACTTATTGTAGATAACACTGATGTTCCACCTACAGCTTTAAATTTTACAGTTACTGAAGTAGTCCCAGCCGATAAATCTAGTGCTGTGTTAGCTACATCATCAGTTAAAGTTAATATAATTAACGGTAACTCATCTCCTTTTACTAATTTAATTACATCTGCCATATTTCACTACCCAAAAGGTTGTCCTTTAATTCTTATAGATGCTCGCCCTGCACCTAGATTAGCTCTAGCTCTACGCTCTGATAACTTAAATGCAAATTGTTTTGCATGATAAGAAGCTAGTTCTCTATCACTCCAGTTATTGTCAGGTAATACCAACAAATGCTGTAGTGCTCCATGCATAATAACATTTTCTAATTCATCTAAAACAGACTTATCCATACTATCTGCTGTTCTTAATGGTTTTAAACACACAATCATTCTTACATCATATGACTCAGTATCGTCAGGTACAGGTGCAACTGAAAAATGGTCTGGGTCTAATTGGGCTATATGCCTAGGTTTCGCTCTTGATGTAGTGGGTTGGTTTGGCCATTTAGGGTATAATTCATATAACTTATCTAATGTAACAGGAGTTAATACTTCATCATTTACAGTAGCTGTAATAAAAGCATGCACTTCAGCATTACTAGGACTTTCATATATATAATCATGGGCACCCACAACCAAACGTATTCGTGGTTGTTCATACCTCCAAGCTAGAGTACGTTCACACGCTTCGATTGCTGCATCACGAACATAATTTTCTACAACAGGTGTTGGACACCCAGGTACACTTGGTAATAATCTATTTACAATATCAATAAATGTTCTAGTTCCAGCCATTATGTGAGGTCCTCTTCAATCTTTTGTTTGTTAACGGGTTGTAACCCACCTGCTTCTGTGTCTGTAAATATTCTATTAGAAGCTGAAACACCTAATGCTTGTGTAAACGACCTTAAAAATAAGTCTGCTCTACCTGAATTAACATGTTCGTTATCAATAGACTCAGCTAAAAATACTGTACCGTCTACAACAGCTGGTAAAAAAGCGTCTGGTAGTAAAGCTACTGTCGTTGTGCCGTCATAAACTTGAGGAGATTGCGAATACTCTACAACTAATGTTTGATTAGCTGGAGCTTTAGGGTATATAAAAAATTTATTTGGATTTCTAGCATGTCTCATAAAATTTTTACAAGCACCTGCAGTATCAGAAACCCATTGAGGGTATGACTGGTCTAATACTTCTCTATTAACTTCCGTTACCCCATTACCTCCTTGAACAGAAAATACTTCGATTAGTCTTATAGAATCGCTTGGAGTTGATTGCAGTACTTCATTTTGTGTACATGCAACTGTACCCATATAAGCAAATAAATCAGGTCTAATTACTGCAATACGTTTTAAAGCTTGGTTTGCAAACCCTAAAAGTACAGTGTCAGAATACCTTTGTGGACTGTTTTCATCCTGTAATATTCTTCTAACTTCAGTAATGACATCATTTAAAATCATTTCTTCTTATCTATACCTTTAGTTGCTTCTTCTGCTAACTCTATGTTAACAGCTTTTTCGTCTTCAGGTATTACTTCTGTTTTTAATTTAACTTTAGTTTTTCTTGCTTTTTGTTTTTTTGGTATAAATCTTTCTGGAAAAGCCTGTTCTTCAGTCACTTCTTCAGTGTCTGGGTTTTCTGAAAGTATTTCATTCCACCCATAAATTTCACCATCTTTTTTATTTCTTAACCATCTTCCTGCCATTTTTGCCTCCATTTAGTTAGTCGGAGGGTTATAGTTACCCTCCGACCGTTGCTATGTTTTATTATGAACAGTCAACAACAACCGCCCATACTTTAATTACAGCGGTGTCAGTTACAGCACCTGATACACCAATAAGCATATCAATAGTGTCTGCAGCTGCAAAGTAATGGCTTTGGTTATCGCCATCTAGCCCTGCACCGTTTGATGAAGTGGTTCCCGCTGAGTTAGCATCACCTCCATCAACAAACAAATCAACATCACCACCAGTTAAACCGATGTCAAATGTTGATGCCGCACCTTCTGCAGTTACTGTAGTTGCACCTACCGCCAACACTAAAGTGTTCGCTGGTACGCTAAGTACTTCGATAGAATCTCCAGCCGCTAGTGCCGTAGCACCTGCTGTAGCTCTGTCCGCAGTTATAGTAGCGAAGTTTAAATTTACTTCCATGTAGCCGACTCTGTTAACGCCCTGAGCAGGATGTGCCGCAGAACCTTTATCAAAGCCATGCGAGTCTGTATATGCAGCCATGTTAGCCTCCTATTAAACTGTAACAATCATTGTAGCAAGAGCTTCAGGTTTAACGACTTTATAACCGTAAACTTGAAGACCACGAATGATGTTACCAAAAGTTGTTTCTGAACGAATTGTTTCCATATTTGTCATTTGTGACGCAAATGTAAACCCCATTGTGTGTCCAGCAATAACGCTAAACTCACTTCCGTTCTTATAAAGGTTATGACTTACATATACTGTAAATCTATCTATCATACCTAAACGACCATTTCTTAATGGTGAATTTCCGTCACCAGTAATAGATGCATCTTTTAAGTCTGATTGCTTGATTAAACCAGCCATCTTAGCAGGGATACATAAAAAACGACCCTGTTCAGGACAGTTAGCTTCGTCAAGAACTGTACCCATGTCAACAATTTTACCAATTACATTTGAAGTAGTAAGTGCTTCTGGAGTACCTGCTACACCAAGGTCAATGTTACCAGAGATAGCTCCAGCTGTTTGTCCTTTATTACTAGCATGTACACCAGTTAACAAATCAGTTAATACACGTTGGTCAATTTTAATCTTCATACGCTCTGAAGCGTCTTTAGACCATTGGTCCATCATTGCAATGTCTGATTGTACCTCATCTACATCATCTTCAACACAAGCGAAGTATTCGCCTTTGTCGATTAATAATTGTAATTTTGGTTTATCTGGGTTTTCAACCGCTAAAGTTTGACCTTTAACGTATGTTTTAATGGTGATTTCTGGAGTTGTACGGATATTGACCGTATCACCCATGTTACGAATTTCACCTTCGTAGTCAGTGTTTGAGATTGCTGATAACACAGTAGCATCATAGAAATTCTCAATTAATTTTCCAGACCAAATTTCAGGTATAAAGTTTCCTGTATACGTTGGATGACCTGGAGATGTTGCAAAAGCCATAATAGCCTCCTTTTACTATTAATTAACTATGCGACCTTCCCGCTGTGCAGCGAAAATGTCACGTTCCATTCGGTTACGCTCATCATCTCTTCCCTTATACTTACCCGTTCTAACATCTTTAAAAAATTTTTCAATGTCTTTCGGTGTATAAGTTTTGCCATCATTACTTACAGGTTGTCCAGCACGTCCTCGTCCTGGGGCAACTTGTTTTTGTAATTCTGCAGATTGCGTAGAACCTTTTCCACGAGCATTATCATCTTTACCTATATCCTTCCCAAAAGCTTTAAAGAAATTTACTACCCTACTAACATCTAGTTTACGCTGTGCGTCTTCTAAATAAGTTTGGCGAGTAATACCTGTAAGGGGGTCAATCTCAAGCAGCCATGACTGAAAGTCTTGGTCACTATTAATTTCGTTCCAATTAGGTACTTCATGGTTTAAAGTATCCCAAAACTGTTTTTCAGAACTAGTTTTTTGTTGTTGTTGGACTTGTTGTACCTGTGGTACTACGCCTTTCAACTTAGCTATTTCCGCTTCCAGTTGTCTAACACGAGCCAATTCTCCTGCTACTTCTTCCTTTGCTGCTCTACGCATAACATCAATAGAATCACCGTACTCTTTAACATCGTCTTCCGTAATTAACTTCTCGACTGGTGCCTCCTGCACTGGTTCTGCTTGTTTGTTAAGGTCTCCTAACAAAGTTTCTAATTGAGAAACACGGCCGTTTAATTGTCTGTTCTGAGCACTTAAGCTCGGAACTTCTTTATTATACATGCCTTGTAATGTTTTATACTTTTGTTCCCATGTATCTTTTTCTTCTTTTGTGTCTGTTGTGCTGTGCTCTTCAGCCTCAGACTCAGTTGCTTGTTTTTCTACACTGTCGGAAGTTGCAGTTGTATCTTCCTCAACAGGTACTTCAGTGGTAGTTTCAGCTTGTTTTTCTTCAGGCACTTTTTCTCCTGAATCTAAACCAGCAGGTGCTTCCGCTGTTTCTTTGTTAAGTTCTTTATACAACGCTTGTACATCCTCAGATTGTTTTTGAACTTGCTTTGGTAATGACATAATGTTTCGCTCCTAACGGTATGCGTTAATTAACAGCTGTCGTCATGACTTTGCTGCGTTATCAGGGGACTCTTTTACTAAAGTGTATATTTCTTTCAAAACTTGACACCGCCCCTGTGCAAGTGACACGTTTTGAGTAACATTGGGTAGCTGCTTTAACTCATGGTCTAACCATCCCTTCAGCCATTCCAGTGCTGGGGGGTGTTGGCGTGCCAATACGGCTAAAGCCTTAATAACTTCTGGGTCTGGTCTAATCAAGACTTACCTCCAGTGTTACGGTTACTAACTGTGTTTGCTTCCATTCCTCCTTTAGGGGAGCCATCTGGCTGGGTAGGTGTAGGAGATTGCTGTGCTTGTTCAGCCGCAAACTCTTTAGCCATCCTAGTCTGGTAACTTCCTTTCTCCCTAGAAGGAACGATTTCATCCACAGGCATTTGCAAACTCTTAGCCACTTCACGAAGTATCGCTGCACGGCCTTCTTTACCAACGATACCCATATCGATTTCATTGGCGGTTGCGTTAAGAAATTCTATTCTTCTGACGTTAACAGTTTCTTTAACTGCGAGATTGATTGCACCTTTTGGTAGAACCTCTACATCGCCTTTAATAGACTCATCTTCATCATATCGCATATTATACACAAATTGTCTGTGTACAACAGGTTTTATAACATCACTATCTATGTGCATAACCACTTGACGTATCCCTTTTCCTGCAGACCCCATCAACATTGAAAGACCAGACGCTGTACGTCCTGCTCCTTTTACGTTTATGTCGCCTTGTAAATAAGATGGTATACCTGAATGGTCATCAGCTAATTTAGCAAATCTTTCATACACACCCATTAATGTATTTGCATTATCGTTAGGTTGGTTAAACCTAACTGCAGGAGCACTAGAGCCTAATGGGTCATTAGTAACTTGCCATATTTTCCATGGGTGCATTTGTGTAATGTCTTCATTTGGTGGAATCCTTTCAAGGTTAACTTCAACCTGTGGCCCACTTGATATACCCATGTTATTAACTAACGCACGAGCTGCTGCATTACATACATTTTGTAAATCTTCTATAATTTCTGGTATGCCTTTACCCCAAAATGCACCTGGGCATTTAATAAATGAGGTTTTTGCATACGGTTTTTCACCTAATGGGTCATAATTTAATACTGCTTTGATAACATAATTACCTACCATCCACACGTTTGTATCATACTCACGAGCTTCATCAGGTACTTCATCTTCAGTTAATCCCCATTCTACAAGCATTTTACCGCTTACTTTACCCCAAAATTCTAATGCGTCATATATTTCTGTCGGTCTGTCAGACGAATGAAACTTTCTTTCTTCTTCATCTTTAGATAACTCTACATCTTCTGATATCCAAGAATCTCCATTACCATACTCTAATACTTTTCTAATAGCATCGTCATCATATCCTGGAACACCAACTAAATCTGCTAATTCTGTACGGCTAAGTGGGTGATGTTCAAATATATATCCGTCATTGATATTAGTAATTCCAGGTTCTGGGTATACTCTAAACGGGTCAACACGCTCAAACTCTGGTGCAATAATTTCATCAGCTTCTACTGTGGTGTTACCCATTTCGTCTTTAGTGTAACTTAACTTCCTTTGCCTACGAACAATAGGCCCTTTAATAAAAGCACATGGATAAGTTACTAAGTCTGTAATAAAATCGTTAAATGACTCACCCCAACCGCCTTGTGCAAATTGGTCTTGTATTTTTATTTTCATTTTACGAGCCCTATTATCGGCAGCCTGTAATAATTTAAATCTATATTGTTGAGCTACCATTTCTCTAAGCTCTTCCATTTTTGCTGGGTCTGGTGCTTGTCCTTCAAGCTCTACTATTTTTACAACTTCGGACGCAAAACTATTTTGTAATTCTTGTGCATGCTCGGGTTCTAGCTCAGGTATTGGTGTAGACTGTAAATCCCATGGGGGAGTGCCTGTCTCTAATAATATATCACGGAGCCAACTTTCGGCAGCTCTACACTTAACTTCCGTAATCATCATGTATATATCAGAGCCACCTTGTGCTTGTATCTGGGCTTTCTTGTCAGCCTCATACTCACCATTCCTTTGGCGAAGTCCTTTAAGCATAATATTTTCGATAGGCTTCTTAGCACGTTTTGCTGCATCCCAACATTCACGAAGGTGTGCAGCTAAACCTAAAATCAAAGGCTCATTCTGCCTTTCTTCTAAAGCTTTATCAATTTGCTCTTTCTCTTTTTTAACGAGCTCTTCGTTCCCTATTACTTGTAATACCATAATTTATTTAGGCTCTGGTTTTTTAATGGGTACGCCCATTATGTCTGTATATTTATTCGGATTCTTTTTAGAATCTTTTATTATTACAGTGACCTCTTCTTTAGAAGTATCTTCGTTTAAGAATTGTTGCATAGCTTTCATTCTTTCATCTTCTGTTACTACCGTTTTACCGTCTTCATACTTTTTAGTTTCTACAAGACCACCGCCTCTGTATTTTTTAATAGTATAATTTTTATATCCTGGCATAATTTACCTCCGATTTATTTTGAGTATATACTTTATTACATCATTGTCCAATAGAAAGAGGACCCTGCTTAGGAGTAAATATAAGCAGGGTATAGTAGAGAAAGTATAATTATGAGAGGAAACATCATAATTATGGTAGTAAATATGAATAACTACATTCAGCATATCAAGTCCATCCGCCTGCCGCAACAGGTTTTATGTCTCTTTTTTTAGTAATAAATCCATCTGATGTACTGTTTATATGTAACATTAGATACTGTAAACCCTCTGCTACATGCGAATGTTTATTCTTTTCTATGGTCCCATTCTTTTTATGAAACCTATATCCTCCCATCATTGCAGCTTTTAATCTTGTACATCTAGGGTCTACTAAAAATGCAGAGTCGCCATCTACTTGACGCATAAGAAAATCATCTACCGCTGAAAGCCTAGCCGATACATTATTTGTTCTTGCTGGCATAACTCTAAAACCTTCAGCTTTTATTATATCTACAGCAGAACGCTCGTCTGTTTGAGCTCTTTGTATACCTGCAGGGTCAGATATAATTAATATAGGAGCCGCTGAAAAACGTTCAGTTAACAATGGTTTTAAAACTGTACGTATAAATCGTTGTATACCCATATCAAAACTTACAGCTTCGTCTAGTATAAGAACTCTACCTCGTGGGTCTTGTTGTCCTATAACGGCTGCGGGTGTCAGTCCTAAATCCATACCAACAATAATTGGTCTCACACCGTTTATAACTGGTTGTAAAGTTTGGTCTGCCATATGGTAGTCAGGTCTAAAATACTTATACACAGGTTGCCCTGCTGTACTTAATCCATACTCTCCGTCAATGTACACACGAATATATTCATCCGACCTACCTTGTGTGTCGTAATAACCTTCAGGTAAGTTCTCTATATTTTCTGCATCTTGACTTCTGCCTGATGGCTGTTTGAATACGTCCCACCCATTATCATTAAATGAAACTCCATCCGAGGGGTCAAGATGTTCCATTTGATAATACCACCACGTATCCATTGTGGGTGGGTTGGTGTCCCCCCACATCCCGAACCAAGAAGGTCCCCCATCTTTAGCTGATGGGAAACGACCAATACGTTTTGACATAGCGTCTACAATATCTGGATTAATATCTCGACACTCATTAAACCAAGCAAATGTTAACTCTAACGAGTTTAAGTTTGCTACGTCATCTGAATCATCTAATGCTCTAAACATAATCTCGCACTCTACATCACCTACCTTTAGAAAATAAGTTTTAGTAGTTCTCATATATTCTCCACATACGCCTGGTGGAAACCAATCGTGGAATGTTTTTATTGTTGTATCCTGTAACTGTCTAGCAGTCTCACGAACGATAGCTACCCTTGATTTTCGTATGCCTTGCTTATTTGGTTTCTGCATAGAGGCTCGTCTAACTACCTCAAAACAACTTGCAACTGACTTGCCAGAACCTACAGGTCCCATTAGTACACGCATCTTACTATCAGATACCATAAAATCTTTGCATATTTTGGTCGGTGTATAGTCTATGTCCATTTAAGCCTCGTAATTTTCTAACAGAATAACATAATACTCTGTAGGTTTTTTCTTATGCCTTACTATTTTTGTAGTATAAGACAATGATAACTTCATTAATTCTGCTGTAAATCTATTATAGTCACTTAACGCATACATTTTTTTCGCTAGTTTCCCTTTGTATACAGTATCAAACGGACTGGTCAGCTTCGATAAGCTCAGGTTGGTTTGTGCTTTCTTCACTATGGACGACTTTTGTGGTGTGCTCTTGCCCCCCGAGATTAATTGTAATTTTAACTCCGCCATTACTTTCCTCCATGGTATTGTTTTTTGCCTCTAGCCCACCCCATTTAACAGTAGACTTTATTAAATCCGCTTTAACAGCTGAAGATGTTTCTGGACTATGTATCAAAGCCCAGCTTGTTATCAGAAGTTCTTCCGCTTGTGCTCTCGCTTTTAACTTAAAGGTCATACCTTTTTCTTTTATTTCATTACGGTAAGACTCTACTTTTTTTAAAAACACTTTATCTTTATTGAAATCAATAATCTCGCTTGCCGAAATACTATGGCGTGTGCGTACTTCATCCATAGATTCACCGCTACCCTCTAACATCAAAGCGATGTCAAAAGCTAGACGGTCAGACCATTTTGTATGTTTTAGTGGAAATGTGTCCATAATCGAATCATTAAGTAAAATCAAAGATTTGTCAACCAAAAGTCCAAAACTTTACACGTTGTATTTTTGGGTCTTGCTATAAGAGGTTTACCTATATGGGGGGGTGGCTATAGTTCGTAGTCCAACTACCCTCCCTGTCCATATATGTTTTATATAAAGTTATAGCTATATAATACTTATTACTTTACATGTATGTCAGCTTAGAATTGACAGAAAAAAATATTTCAGGCAAGGTGTAAACAAGCTCAACG